GTGGCACAGCCGAATGATGAATGGAAGCTACCAGAAAAACGGGACTGGACTCTTAAGCATTGGCATGAAATGGGCTATACCAAGATCATGCTATTGGATGACGATTTAAGGTTCGCGACACGTGTCAGTGATGACGACTGGCATTTGCGTGAGATAAAAGGTCAAGAGCTATTAGATGAGTTCTTAAGGCTTGAGGAAAAGTTAGGACCAGAATACCCGCATGTTGGATTTGGTATCCGGCAAGGGAATAACAACATTAAGGATGCTGGCTGGCGAATAGCCACGAAACAGGTCTGCACTCTAGGATACTACGTCCCAATTGTAGTTAAAGAAGTACGATGGGATAATCTTATCCTGCGCACAGATTTCAGTGCTACTCTTCAGCTATTATTGAAAGGTTATCCAAATGCGATTTGGGATAGAACTGTTGCTGACCAAAAAGAGTTTGATGCTCCTGGAGGTTGCAGCCGGTATCGCACACTTGAATTACTTAATGAACAAGCTGAAGTATTTGCCTCCCTATATCCCGGTTATGTGTCCTTAACCAAACGAGAATACAACGAAAAGACTAAAGATAAGGGAAGCAAAAGAAAGGAGACAGCCACACGAATAGAGACCATTGTTCAATGGCAAAAAGCCTATGAGGAGGGGAGAAATGTACGTAATCAGGGCGAACAGCATTCGGGACGCGCTTCCGCAAGCGGTTGACTACCTCATAAATAATGGGTTACGTGAGCAAACCAGATTGGGTACTGTTCTTGCTGCACCAGATCCCGTTACAATCTGGTACGCTAATCCAAAGCAACACGTCCTTCTTAATAGGGTAAGGGATGCTAACCCATTTTTCCATTTGATGGAAGCAATGTGGATGTTAGCCGGGAGGGATGACTCCGAGTTTCTAGATCACTATGTTAAGGATTTCGGAAAGAGGTTTGCTGTTGATGGAGTTGTGCTTGACGCGTATGGGCAACGATGGCGTTCTGGCTTAAGATATGACCAATTAGATGAAATCGTTCATCTACTACGCAAAGAACCAACATCCCGGCAAGCTGTTCTTCAGATGTGGGGAGCCGGTAGGGATGATCTTAGGTCCTATTCAGCGAAACCCTGTAATCTAGTTGCCACTTTTCGTATACAAGATGGCCGCTTATATATGACAGTGTTTAACAGATCAAATGATTTGATCTGGGGATGCTGTGGTGCGAATGCCGTACACTTTCCTATCTTGCAAGAATACATAGCCGGGAGGCTGGAGATCAATGTTGGAGATTATTGGCAAGTGACAACTAATCTGCATCTATATCAATATCATATTGATATGCTGAAAAATCGCACAGATTATGCAGGATATAGGGATAAGACACCCTTAGTTCGGTTCTTAACAGACGACCCATATAGTGAGAGGACGCAACCGCTTATGATGTTTCCATTGGTATTTGACCAAGAACTATATGAAGTCCTTGGATGGATTGGGGACATCCAGCAAAATAAGGAAGTCTTTCTAGACAATATTTCAAATAGGTTTTTGCGTGATACTGTGATACCAATGGCTCAGGCCCACCAATGTTATAGGAATGGTGACATAAAGAAATCATATGAATACATAGAAACAGTCACTGCTGAGGACTGGCGTACTGCTGGGAAGCAATGGTTGTATCGGAGGCAATGATGGATAAGACTGATGATGTAGTAAGACTTGACACCCGCTTGAGCGGCCAGATACATAGATATCATACTTGGCCAACGATAGGAAAGCAGACAATAGCTGACCATTGCTGGCAGATCCTACGAATCTATCTTAGCATAGCAGATAATATAGATGATCACATGATTCTGCACATCATGTTCCATGACATTGGCGAAACTGCTATCGGGGATTTACCGTACCCGGTAAAGAGCGAAAATCATAAGTTAAAGGAGCAGCTTGATTTTATAGAACAAAAATCCCGATATACGCAGTTAGAATTCTGGGGAGCCTTTAAGTCAGTTTTACTTACTAAAGCAGATGAGAAGCTGTTTAAGGACATTGAACTTATGGAAATGGCTGAATTTGGCATGGATCAAATGTGCCTTGGGAATAGTTATGGATATATTGTCGCAGATCGATGTCTTCATAAAGTATATGATAATGAACCTTGTGAATCACTCGTGTTATACATTATCAGAAGACTCGATTTATTCCATGAGCAATATAAGACTATGTTAAGTGATAATCTTAGTGATTGGTGGTACACTGGAATGTGGCGTGCAAGAAGACTCAAGCAGGAGGAAGTGAATGCCAGCAAATGATACACAAGTTGGAGGCGACCATTACAAGTCATCCTATGAACATTGGGATTTAGTTATCAAACTCAAGTGGGGCTATTTAGAGGGATGTACGACCAAGCATGTTGCCAGATGGCGTAAGAAGAATGGGATACAAGATCTGCAGAAGGCGATGCATTATCTTGACAAGCTGATAGAAGTAGCGACGTATGATACTATCCATGACGGTACTGCCGTGGATAAAGAAATTGAGCGATTTGTAGCAGCGAATAATCTGGGTCACTTAGAGTATCAATATCTATTTATACTAGGGACATATCATAATAATAAGATGTTAAAGAGCGCACGTCAAATCCTTAATAGAATCATTGACGTGGCGAAGAAGGAGGATGGTGGACACCATTCCCGTCAAGAATGATATTAACTATTAACTATTAATATTATTCAAACATTGTACTTCTAAACATAACCCTTTATAATTATTTTGTTGCGCAATAGCAAGGGATTACCCCTTGCTAGTTGGTGTCGCACGTTAGTAGAGGATCATAAATATGAGTTATACAGAATACACTGATCTAGGTAAAGGTCCATCCTCAAATCCAAAGATTACTTTAGCGAAAACAATAGGAGCAATCTTAAATAGATATACAAATGGTGAGCGTGATATAACAAAGCCCGAAATTATTTGTGATGTGCTAGGATTGCCAGAACCAAATGGAAGTGAAACCTTAGAAGATTTAGGGCTCAGCCTACGTGATGAAAAAAAGATTTTACAATGTGTCGCACGGGCTCGTGAATCTTTACGTAAGAAGTACGGCATTCACTCAGCACCATTTAATGAGCGTTGGTTGGATGACAAATATCAAGGGTACGCCGTTGAAGTCTTTTTTCCAGCTCCACATTTTCCTGGTATTGGATTTCGCTTCAGTGTAACAGGAGAAAAAGACCCATTAATTACTGGATGGGAGTTTAAGCTGCTCGGCCGTAGCTTATCAGCATCCTACAATGGTGTGGATAGAGCAAAAGATTCGCGCCGTCGTGAGCTAATATCTAAAGAAGAGCATGCATCTAAGCGTGAAAACCTCGAAGTACAATATAGCCCTCGCATCAGATTAACTTGGAATGGTGATGAAAATGAAAATGGTAAGTAGGAAGGTGCCTGTTCAGAGTTCTGGATTAAACTATGAACAAGCGGTAGAAGAAGCCAAAGTCATAGTCAGCCGAGTACAAAAGGATCTATGGCGGTTGGCTGAGATAGCGTTCTCATTAGAGCCAAAGTACGGTGATCTGACCTTGGCCCGGTTTGCTGAGGAAGTCGGATTATCTTATAGAACAATTCGAGCATATCGACAAATCTATGAGAAGTTTAAGGATACAAAATGGCAGCGGCTACCATTTTGGACTGCGGCAGAATTGGTGACTGTACCGAATGCAGAACAAGTAATTGAGGAAAACCCCAAAATTACTCGGCAGGAAGCAAGAGCCATTGCCAAAGAAGCCAGAACACTTTCTGAACCTATTCCAGAAATACCGCCAGAAATGCTAATCCCAAAAGGATATACGAAAGAAACGTGGGAACAGCAAATGCAAAAGAATAGTGAGGAATTGGAACGATATGAGCGCACCGGGAAGTGGGAAATAGACCATAGCGTCATACATCTACGGCAAGAAGTAGACCGTAAGGATTTTATCTTTGTGCTGTCACTATTGCACCCTGATAAACTGCCGCTTAATGGCCCACTTAGAGAAGAATATGAGAAGGCTTGCATGATTTTAAATGGTTGGAGGGTGGCGGTCAATTGACCGCCATTAAAAAGGGGGAGCCGAAGCTCCCCCTTTTCATTATTGCACCTCTAATAGCGGTGTGGTATAATGCTTTACAGGCAACCAAGAGGAGGTCTGTTACACTTTACACTTACACTATCGTGACAGGGGTTAGAACATGAAAAAGAAGCTCAAAGTCGAAGAGG